CTGCGGCAACTCCAATGCCTTCAGGCGTACTAAAAAACAACGGTGCTGACCTAGACCCTAAAGAAGTCCAAGGACTATTAGCAGCATGGAAGTCCGCACGCAATAATCGTGCAACTGCTTATCTCACATCTACTTTAGAGTACCAAGCGACATCTTTCTCACCTAAAGAAATGATGTACGACGAAAGCAAGCAATTCTTTGCTACTGAAATTGCAAGAATGATGAACGTGCCTGCTATCTATGTATCAGCAGATATGAACTCCAGTTATACATACACCAACGTCTTGGATTCACGAAAAGATTTTGTGGCGTACTCTTTGCAACCATTTATCTCAGCGATTGAGGACAGACTCAGCCTCGATGATGTCACCGCACATGGCAACGAAGTGCGTTTTGATTTAGACAAACAATTCTTGCGTCAAGACCCAATGCAGGAACTTCTCGTAATAGAAAAACTTCTTTCCTTAGGCCTAATTACTTTAGAACAGGCAATGGAAATGACAGACCAAACACCTAATGGAAACGGCGGTATGTAATTTGAAAATTACATTTGACGCGTCATTCGCACAGGATATTCAAGCCTCTAGCGATACACGCATGATTTCAGGAAAGATTGTTCCGCTAGGTGCGGAAACAGGTTCCACTTCAGCAGGCAAAGTTATTTTTGAGCGCGGTTCAATAGCGATTCCAGAACCAAAGACAGTTAAACTGCTATCACAGCATGATGTCAAGGCCCCATTAGGCCGCGCTCAGTCTTTTACAGAAACAGAAGATGCAATTTTTGCATCATTCAAAATCAGCAATTCATCACGCGGTACAGATGCACTTATCCTTGCAAGCGAAGGATTACAAGCAGGATTATCTGTTGGCGTAGAAGTTGATAAGTCATTTAACAAAAACGGCGTCATCCATGTAACAGCCGCAAAACTCATGGAAGTAAGTTTAGTAACAGAGCCTGCATTTAAGTCGGCGCAAGTTACTGATATTGCAGCAGAAGAAACAGAAGTTTCTGAAGTTGTAGAACAAACCCAACCAACAGAAAGCGAGGCCGTCGTGGAGATTACTCCAGCAGAGGCAACAACTCCTGAGGTCGAAACCCCTGCGGTAGAGGCCTCACGTCCAACAGTTAGCGTAACAAACGTACGCGAACGTGTTGCACCAATCACTTCAGCACAATACCTAGAAGCAAACATCAAGGCAGCACTTGGTGATGACGATGCACGTCGTACAATTAAAGCAGCAGATGACAGCACTTCAACCAACACTGGTTTGACGCTCCCTGGACATCTACAAACTTTCCTTACTGATACATTTACTGGCCGTCCAGCATTTGAAGCAGTAACTCGTTCAGCACTCGTTGAATCAGGAATGTCATTCACAGTTCCACGTCTTTACACAAATGCTTCAACAGCAAACGTTGCACCAACAGTTGCAGATACAAACGAAGGTTCAGCACCATCAGAAACTGGGATGACTTCAAGTTATGACACAGTAAATGTTGAAAAGTTCAGTGGATTGCAAAGAGTATCTTTTGAGTTGGTGGACAGGTCATCTCCTGCGTTCATGGAACTCATGATGGCTGAACTTCGCAAGGCGTATGAGAAGGCAACAGATGCAGCACTTATTGCAGCATTTACTGCTTCTGGTACACAAGCAACATCTGTTGCAACAACAGCAGCAGGACTTCAGTCCTTCATCTCAGTAGAAGGTGCAGCAGCATATAAGGGAACTGGTGGCGATTTCGCTAACAAACTCGTTGCAAGCACAGACCAATGGGCAGCAATCGCAGGATACGCTGACACAACAGGTCGCGCATTGTACTCAGCACAGGGTGCAACATACAACGCTTCAGGTAACGCAGTAGCAACTTCTGTTGTTGGTGGAGTACTTGGTACAGACCTTATTGTTGACCACAACATCACAACTTCAGGTATCGTTGATGATTCAGCGTTCCTAGTTGCACCACGTTCAGTTTATGCTTGGGAATCACCAACAACACAACTTCGTGTTAACGTGTTAACTTCAGGCGAAATTGAAATCAACCTTTACGGATACCTAGCACTTTATGTTGCTAAGTCAGGTAAGGGTGTTCGTCGCTTCAACATGACTGCTTAATAGCAGCAACCTAAGTCGCTGAAGGCGAGGCGCAGCCCTTGCCTCGCCTTCAGTCTTTAGAAAGGATTAAGAATGTCACTTTGCACAGTAGCAGAACTTCGTTCCGCACTTGGCGTTGGAACTTTATACAACGACGCTACGCTTCAACAGACATGCGATGCTGCTGACGTTGTAATCCTTCCTATGTTATGGAACAACTACACATTTAACATTGCACATAGCAACACAGCAACAACAGGCACACTTTACTTTGACACTTTAGTTGAAAAAGTCTTTTATGTAGGTCAGACAGTTGTTATATCAGGCAACGGCTCAAAGCACAATGGCAACAAAACAATCACAGGTGTTGGTGAATACAGCATTACTTACAACATTACAGGCAACAACAACACACCAGTTGTTTATCATCCAGTCGAGCCATTAGGCCAGGTTGCAGCAGAAACTTATGTTGATTGGTCGCTAGATGCAGCCGTGCAAGAAGCGGCACTTTTAATTTCAGTGGACATCTGGCAATCACGTCAGACAACGAGTTCAGGCGGCGTATCCCCAGACTTTGCTCCAAGCCCATATAAAATGGGAAATACACTTTTGGCACGTGTCAGAGGCTTATTAGCCCACGCCCTATCACCATCTTCAATGATTGGATAGGCGATGCCAACAGCATTAACAACCTTAAGAACAACTATTGCCACAGCCTTAGTTGATAATTCCTTATGGCAAGTTTTTGCGTTTCCACCTGCAACGGTTTTAGCCAATAGCGTTATCGTCGCACCAGATGACCCTTATCTAACGCCTAACAATAACCAGCACAATACAATTGCACCAACTGCCAACTTTAAATTGGTAATCACTGTTCCTTTGTTTGATAACGAAGGAAACCTCAATGGAATTGAAACAGCCTTAGTTGGCGTGTTCAATAAACTCGCAGCGTCATCCTTGACGTATAATGTGGGAGCAATAAGTCAGCCAAGCGTTCTAAACGTGGACTCTGGCTCATTGCTTACTTGCGAGATGTCACTGTCCGTACTAACCACCTGGAGTTAATATGTCCGAATGGGAAAAAGAGAACGAGGCCTTCCTGAAGAAAATCGGGCAGGTAACACCAGCAGCACCAAAATCAACATCTATTAAGAAAGAAGAGGAATAACCTAAATGGCTGTATTTCTAAATAACAAGGTCGGCGTTAAGGTTAATTCCGTTGACCTTTCTGACCATGTAACATCAGTAACACTTAATCGTCAGTTCGATGAACTAGATGTAACTGCAATGGGAGATTCATCCAGAAAGGCAGTAAAAGGCCTGGAGTCATCTTCTGTAACAATCGATTTCCTAAACGACACAGCGGCAGCAAATGTTCTTGCAACATTGCAGTCAGCATGGGGAACTACTGTTACTGTTGTTCTTCTCCAAGATAAAGGTTCAGCAGTATCAGCAACAAATCCTCTATATACAATGAGCGTCCTAGTCAACGGAACTCAGGATATTAACGGAGCAGTTGGCGATATTGGTTCACAATCAGTAACTTGGAACTGTAACTCAACAGTTGCAGTTGCAACAACAGGCACATTCTAAAAACAAACTAAGGGGCAAAAATGGCAAAGTTAAAAGTAACAAGGGCAGATGGAACAGTTGGGGAATACTCAATTACTCCATTGGTGCAATACGGTTTTGAGATTTACGCTAAGAAGGGTTTTCACAAAGCGTTTATTGAGGACCAAAAGCAAAGCGATATCTTTTGGCTTGCTTGGGAATGTATTCGCAGGTCTGGTGAAACCGTACCGATGTTTGGGGAAAAGTTCATTGAAACTTTGATTGACGTTGAAGTTCTTGATGACGATTCCCCGAACTAGGGCGCGATTCCGTCACCTACCTTATCGCTAAACTAAGCGTAAGGCTAGGAGTCGCGCCACAACATTTGTTAGAAATAGATGAAGTAATGCTAAAGAATCTAATAAAGGTTCTTCAGGACGAAGCGAAGGAGATGAGAGATGCCAACAGAAGTCGTGGGCGCTCTCGCTCTTCGTAAAGCCTTAAAACAATATGCGCCTGATTTAGCAACTGAATTGCGTAAAGAAGTTGCTGCTGCTTTAAAACCAGTTGTATCACGCGCACGCGGTTTTGTACCTAGTGACTCAGACATTATGAGCGGATGGCAACGTCGTTCATTCTCTGAAGCAAAGTTTCCTATGTATGATTCAAACATCATACGCAAAGGCATTAGTTACAAAACCAGTCCTAGCCGCGCTAATAATCGTGGCTTTACCTCATTAGCAGCAATTGAAAACAAATCTGCATTAGGTGCGATTATTGAAACCGCAGGACGTAAGAATCCAGGCGGTCAGCCTTGGGTTGGACCAGGTAAGAATGTTACACAAAAGCGCTACTCACACTCTGTTAATCCAAGAGCAGGCGAACAGTTCATTAAGAACCTTGGTCCAATTTACGGCGAGAAGAAAACATCTGGCATTGGTGATAAACGTGGTCGTTTAATTTACCGTGCTTGGGATGAAACAAACGGAAAAGTTCTTACTGCTTACTTTAAAGCCGTTCAAAACGTTACCGATAAGTTTAATAAACGCACTTCAATTGTAGATATAAAGAGAGCAGCATAATGGACGTTTCCAAGATAGCCATTCAAATCGCCTCAGAGTTCACAGGCTCTAAGGCGTTTAAGCAGGCTGAAACATCTGCTCAAAAACTAGAACGTACAGTTAAAAACCTTGGCAGAACTTTAGGCGTCACTTTATCATTAGCCGCAGTTGTTAATTTTGGTAAGGCTTCAGTGCGTGCATTTATGGATGCTGAACGTGAGGCTGCTGTCCTTGCCAACACAATGAAGAATTTAGGACTAGGTTTTCAAACTGGTCAAGTTTCAGCATATATAGATAACCTTGGAAAACTTTATGGAATAACTGGTGAAGAAGGCGTACCTGCAATGCAGGCGCTATTGAGCGCAACACGTTCAGTAACAAAGTCACAACAATTGATGAATACTGCAATGAACATTGCAGCAGCCAATAACATTAGTGTTTCTGAAGCCGCTAAGGGTTTAAGCCAGGCATACCTTGGTAATCGCAAGGCTCTTAACCAATACAACACAGGCCTTACAAAAGCAGAGTTACAACTAAAGTCTTTTGAAGATTTACAAAAGTTACTAGACACTCGCCTTGCTGGTGCTGCAACTGAGGCTGCGGCTACTTACTCTGGTCAACTAGCAATACTTAAAGAAAACGCAGACCAAGCCAAGGAAGCAATTGGTAAAGGATTAGTAGATAGTTTCATTCTTTTAGCAGGAGATAACAGTTTAGAGGTTGCCACTGCTAACATGAAGAAGTTTGGTGACCAAATTGCTTACGCTTTACTTGGAGCAGCAGACCTACTTAAAAAAATCC